TCAATACGTGAATGGACTGGCAGACCGTATAATTCGGAGCAAAAGGAAATAGCCCAATTACCCAAAATCGGACTGCAACACGTAACCATGACATATAGCTCTGAGGATGCTTACCCTGAAATATGGATAGACAACAAGAAAGTTTCAATCCATGAAGTAGCGAAAAATGATGGTCTGAGCGTGGAGGACTTTGTAGAATGGTTTTTCGGGAACAACAAAGAGAATGTTTTTGAAGGTGTAGTTATTCATTTTACAGATTTTCGGTACTGATATGAGCGAACAAGAATTAAAAGAGCAACTTGGTGATGAACTTTGCGAGTTTTGCCCCTGGCGAAAAGGTGAAATAGATCATACGTTCGATTCTCTTTGTGAAGGCTCTTATTGCGATGATGCTTTTGATAACTTTTTAGATGAAAACGAAGGTTATTTCGATGATGAAGAATAATCACTGTAGCGAATGTAAATACTATTGGTGTTATCCTCATACAACCCAAATGTATTGCTACAAGTTAGGTAAACGGATAACAGCCAGAAAGAAAAGCTGTAAACATTATCAACCCAATAGTTAATAAAAATGGAAACTAATGCAACAAAAAGAACTGATATTTTCCAGATAGATCCACGTAACATAGTGGTAATGGATGATTTCAATGCTCGTAGAGATTTCGATTTAGAGGAATTAAAGGAACAAATCAAGGCTAAAGGAGTTCTTAACCCTATTACCGTACTTCCTTTCAAAGATGAGGACGGTATAGAACGGTACAAGCTGGTGGATGGTGAAAGACGCTATCGGGCTACTATGCTTGCGATTGAAGAGGGTACAAACATTCCTTACATTAAGGCTTTGAAGCTGCCTAAAGACACAAGTACGGAAGAGCTTCTAATCGAGCAGATGATGAGAAATGAGGGAAAGCGTTTTTCTGAATATGAGTGCGGTATCATGTTCAAACGCTTTAAAGAAGAGTTCGGATATACCCAAAATGAGATAGCTGAAAAGTTTAAAAAATCTCCGGCTTTTGTGAGTAAATGTTTATCCCTAATGGATCTCCCTATAGAGATTCAGGAACGTATTATAAACAAACAAATATCGGCTTCTGCTGCTAAGGACATTGTAGCCAATTACGATACGGAAGAGGAACAAGTAAACGCCACGAGAAAAGCCGTAGAATTAGCCGAAAAGCAAGGAAAAAGGACTGTTACCAATAAAGAGATTAACGCTGTACAGAAAGAGGCTAAGGAAGCCAAAGAGATAGCTCAGGCACTCCGTAAGGTGTGGGCTTATCTGGATGGAGGTGTTATGGTAGATGTGGATAAGCTGGCTATCCTTCTGGATAAAACAGAGAGTTTGAGTAATGCAATGAAACAATATAAAAAATTGAGTAAATGAAAGTAGTGTTTTTTGACCTGGAAACTACAGGAACGTTAGTAAACAAACATGGGATCCACCAAATTAGCGGTATGATCGTTATAGACGGTGAAGTAAAAGAAACCTTTGATTTCAAGGTACAGCCTAACCCTAAAGCGGAAATAGTGCAAGAGGCTTTAGATGTGGCTGGTGTAACCAAAGAGCAGATTCTATCTTATCCGGCAATGGGGTATGTGTACGGACAATTTACGGCTATTTTGAACAAATACGTGGATAAGTACAATAAGCAGGATAAGTTTTTCCTTGCTGGTTATAATAATGCTTCATTTGATAACCAGTTTCTCCGTGCATGGTTTTTACAGAATGGGGATAAATATTTCGGATCTTACTTCTGGAGCAATTCTATAGATGTAATGGTTTTGGCAACTCCTTATCTGGCTTCTCAACGCTCACAGATGGAAAATTTCAAGCAAGGAACTGTAGCAAAGGCACTCGGTATAGAAATAGACGAAAGCCGGCTACATGATGCCTTGTATGACATTCAAGTATGCAAATCTATTTACGATATTGTTTCACCATATAAAATGTAATGTTATGGAAAAGATTAATATTCAACTTCCTCAGTATTGGAAAAAGAAGAAACTTAACCCGGAGTTTATAAAAGAACTTGAATCAACTGCAAAAAGCGATCCGTTTACAAAAGATGAGTTCGGGGAATATCGGTTTGGTACATTTCTTCATGGTTGCGCTATTGTCAAAGTTGAAATGACTGATAACCTTCTGAGCGTTGCTATTCACAGCCAACATCCTATAGGTTTGCCAATGATTAAGGAGATTCGCTATAAATACGCTCCGAATAATTGTCTTATGACAATGCTAATGCCTTCAAGGGAACAGCAGATTAGCGATAATACCGTAGTGCTTTATCAGATTCCAGGATCTTTTAGCGATACGACAGATGTTGAATTTGAGGAAGGGAAAGAATGATCTATATAGGGATTGATACAGGTGTACATACCGGGATTGCTATCTGGGATAACCGAAAGCGTTCTTTGGAAATGGTAAAACAAATGCCTATTCATAGGGCTATGGCGGTTGTTCAGTCTTATGCGGATATGCAAAAGACGGGTGTAGGCGATAAAATCATAGTAAGAGTGGAAGATCCACGACAACGCACCTGGTTTGGTACAGAGAGAATGACACGTGAAGAGGAACGGAAGAGGCTACAAGGTGTAGGATCCGTAAAACGTGATGCTACAATTTGGGAAGATTACCTTACCGAACTTGGTGTTGAGTTTGAAATGGTTGCTCCTAAACGGAATATAACAAAGATGAGCCAGGAATATTTCAAGCAGCTTACGGGATGGAAAAAGCAAACCAACGAGCATAGTAGGGATGCTGCCATGTTAGTATTTGGCTTTTAGATGTTTTTTGCTCTTTGTTGGCGTATATATACACCAAAATTTATATCTTTGCATTAATTGATAACATTGATATTATGACTATTACGACAACTATCTTTATAGTAGCAGGTGCTTTAGCGGTATTCATTACCGCTATGCACTTTGCAAATCTTTTCCTACCGTATGATCCGATTACACCAGGTAAATCTATTACCGTATATCTGGATGGTAAGTTTAATAGGGTGGCAACGATCACGAGTATAGAGAACGGTTGTATCTATGTATATGATAAATTCCCGTTGCCATTGCATTATAGAGGAAAATTTTACGCTGTAGGCAGAATGACGGACGGGCATAAGGTTATGTTTTTAGGGAAGCGGAAACTTTATCTGTTGATGCGCTTTGTGGAGGCTTTCAGAAAGATTGCCCGTATTCCTGAATTTGAAAAGGAGGTTTAACATGGAAGAGATAGAGATTGTTTACCGTAAAATCTCGGATCTAACTCTGTTGGATGATAACCCACGAAAGATAAGCAAGAGAGATTTAGAGCGTTTGGTAGATTCCATCCGCATAAATGGTTTCTGGAAGCACCGCCCTATAGCCTTATCTGAGCGTGAAGGAAAGTTATATGTACTGGCAGGACACCAACGGATAAAGGCTGCAAAGAAGCTGAAAATATCGGAAGTGCCGACAATCTTGTACCACAACCTGACCGAAGAGCAGGAAGCGGATATAGTTCTAAGGGATAACATCAACAATGGTGAATGGGATTTTGAAAAGCTACAGCTTGGAGATTGGAGCAACAAGGCTGATTTCTCTTTTATCGGTTTAGATATTCCAGTAGAGGATAAACAGCCGGAAGATGAGGAAGCAGCCGATGAAGAACAAGAGGACAACGAGAAAGAGGAAGGCTCGGAAGATGATCCGATAGCGGATGAAAAAGAGGATTTTTACAGATCCATGCTTAACGATTGTTTGTATGAGAGCAATAATGAGTTTGACATTCCTAATTTGTTGCTGGAAGAACAAGCCGGAAAACTTCTTTTGCCTTTTGCCCCCTGGGGAGCTGATAGCCGATTAAGGAAAGATGTTGCTACTTACCACTTCTATGTAGATGATTATCGCTTTGAAGCTATTTGGAAAGATCCGATCAAGGTGCTAACCAGTGGTGTAAAAGCGTTGGTAGAGCCGAACCTTTCCGTTTACGATACAACCCCGATAGCTTACGGTTTACAACAGATTTACAAGAAACGTTGGATAAGCCGATACTTTCAAGAGTGCGGTATCAAGGTGTACGCAGATCTGAATGTTTCTGTGAAGTTCAAAGAGTATAATAAACTGGGCTTACCAAAAGGGTATAACGCTTTTTTCACTCGTGGCTATGCTGGTCGGTTGGAATATCTGAAAGGAGAGCTTGAAGTAGCCAAAGAAATATCCGGCTTGCAAACTCCTAACTTGCTTGTGTATGGCGGTGGTGATGAGATCAGAAAGTTTTGCATAGATAACAGCCTGGTTTACGTCCAGGACTTTATTAACGATAAAAGTTCAAAAAAAGATGGCAAAAACAAGCGGAAGTAATGGAGGTTTGCCGAATGGCGATTCAAACTACAAAGGTAAGGTAGGCAAACTGGAACCTTTGGCTTCAATTAAGAACCCGAAGGTGTACAAGACTGTAAAAGAAAGTATCTCACGTTTTCACTCTGTTTTGGGAGTAAGACAGAAAGATATTAAGATCGGACAACTGGAGGCTGGTACGGGTGGAGTGCATATTTCCCAAAATGGAGTATCTAAACAAGTCGTTTTGAATAAATCCGTTTTCAATGGGAAAAACACCACAACCCAAAGCGTTGCTAAATGGGCTGAAAAAGGCTACAAAAGCGGACACTTGACGAAAACCAACAAGCCAGTAGCACATATTGTTACTCACGAGCTGGCGCACGCAACTTGGAACAACCATTTAACAAGCCCCAATGCAAAGGCAGCAAGTAAAAGCATAAACAGCCTTTATAAGAAATGGGATAATGATAAGTCGAAACAAGGTTATGGTAAATATGCCAAAACCAATGTAAACGAGTTCTGGGCAGAAGTATGTACAAAAGCCGTTCATGGTAAGGCAGATAAGTACACAAAAGCAGCTAAAGATATAATCAAGAAGTATAAATTATAACGTATATTTGCGGAAAATGCAATAAAATATTGAGCTATGGATAAAATAGAATTAACCGATTTGCAAAAGCAGCTTATTCAAAAGCAGCTAAATGAAAAGTATGATCCGTTTATGGCTACGGAAGAAGAACAAGAAGCCTTCAATGACGTAATAGACAAAGCCGAAGCATTATCGGATGAGTTGGACGCTGTAGATGATTACATAGACAACTACAACGGTGATATGATAGCCTGGTTTTGGGCAAAGTACCAAGAGCAGGAACAAAAGGAACAATGATAAATTAACCAGGTAAAGAATTAATCAGGTGGGAGTTCCTATCTGATTTTTTCTTTCTTTAATTGGTGTATATATACGCCAAAAACAACGAATAAACAACGGAATGGCACTCTTTGAGAAAGGCAATAACATAGGGAATAGATTCACAAGCGAAAACCAGCCAAAGAAAAATGGTCGGAAGCCCTCAATGTATAAACAGCTCAAAGAGCTTACAGGTAAAAAAGTAGATTATGAGCTGAGCAAAGAGGACTATTATAAAACAATTCGGTTTCTTCTTGAACGCTCCAAAGGAGAGCTAAATAAAATCATGGCTGACGCAAACAGAGAAGATAGCACTACTCCTATTTGGGTGTGTAATATTATCAGTGCAATCTTCACAGATATTCGCTTTGGTCGGACTTCAACGGTTGAAATGATATTCGATAGAATTTTTGGCAAAGCAGCCCAACCGATAGAAGGGGATATAAACGCTAATGTGTCTGGTGGACTGGAGCCGGATCTATCCAAACTTTCAACCGAAGATCTTTTGGTTTATCATGGACTATTAGAAAAGATGAATGGCAAAAAATAAAAACATACAAATACCAATGGCTCTTGCAGTCAAAATAGAGCTGTTTAAACGTGGCTGTTTTGACTTCATTACTGTTAAGGATGGAAAGAAGCACGAAAAGCAGGAAAAGGCTTTGCAGATCCTTACAGACAATGAGCACGCAGAGTTTTTGTATGGTGGTGGTGCTGGTGGTGCTAAGTCGTGGACTGGTGCTGCCTGGCTTCTTTTTATGTGCCTTTGTTATCCAGGTTCCAAATGGTTTATTGGTCGAGCTGAGTTAAAGCGTATTACCCAATCTACCTTAATAACTTTCTATAAGGTTTGTAACCAATACGGAGTAGAAGATACTTTGTACAAATACAATGGGCAGTATAACTATATAGAGTTTTACAACGGATCCCGTATAGATTTGCTGGATTTGATG